TGCCATTTATGTGATTAGCAACAACAGCAGAGTCTGTGTATAGTATTGGATCTAAAAAATCTGACATAGAACATATTAGTAAGGCTGCTATTATAGCCTCATACTCTGCTTCGTTATTACTTCTAGGGCCTAACCCTCTAGCAAACTGTGCTACTTTTTTTCTATTTTTATATACAACTACAGCACAAGCTGCTTCTCCAATTTTCTTTTGACCCTGCCCTCTTGATGCTCCATCACAAAAGACTTCAATGTTCATATGCTTATATCAAAAATAATGTTATTTTTTTTAGCATACTCTTTGAGTCTTTTTTCTCTTGATGGAGAATCAGCAAAGTGAGTTGTAGTCAATAAGTATCTTTGACCGTTGTATTCTATTTGAGTTGGGAAATCTAATGAATCTCTTTTTAAGGAGAATAATTCATCAGGGGAATTGACGGACTTATATTGTCCAATAAACATATTTTTCATCAGTATGTACTAAAGTCACTTTCTAGGTATGATCCTTTTTCTTCTCTAGAATAAGCTATTTGCATAGACTGCATCTTGTCTATGAGCTTTCTAGCTGACTCTGAGGCTATTCTTGCTGCACCTTCCATTGATTCAGCTAACTGAACAATTGATTCTGCCGTAACCATTTCAGTATACTGTTCTTCTGCAGCTTCAAGCGCATTAGCTTCTCTCTCAGCTTCATTCTTCCCAGTTCTATTTGATTTATAAATCTTCTTATATCTACCTTCGCAAAGTTTATGATGCGCTCTAGCCATGCCTGCAAATCTAGTAACTCTACCATACACGTTTGAGGTTCTAGCTACAAGTGAGGCTAGATCAGCCATTGTCATATCGACAATATCTATCTCTGGAATGCTAACGAAATATTGGTCGGCTAAATCACCAGTTCCATATGCGCTAATGATTTCTGTTATCTGTGGACTTAAGAAGTCTGACAGTAACTGATTTAATTTTTCAATCGATTGAATGTTCATTTTTACCTAGCTTAAACATCTTAATAAGGTCTTCCATATTGTTCTCTATTATAGCATCACGTATTTTGATTTTCACCTTTGAGATGTGTTCTCTTACAGTATTGGGATGTTCGGTTATAATCTGAGCTATCTCTGAGGATTTTTTTCCATCAACAAATTTCCATTTTATTAATTGTCTTTCTTGAACAGTAAGCCTATTGTATGGGGCATGGCAATCTTCTCCCATGACCCACATCTCATTGACCTCCTGAGTGCCCAGCATGTCGTCTATGGAGTACTCAACTGGAGGAGCTTTAAACCCTGGCTTAGCATCACTATCATCATCTGATGAATTGTCCTCATCAGATAAAAGTGGGAAGGACTTTCTGCCAAGTTGATCAATAAGAAATGTGTCAACATTTTTCTTTAATAGATAAAAAAAATAACTATACAAAAAACCACTAAACGGAATAGGTCCTTTTTCAGAATCCCTTCTTTGGTATCTAGTAATACATTGGAAGAATGTAGTATTAACTGTCTGTCTTACATCTTCTTCGTCACCATATCTTTTTGCCATATAAGTAATACCGTCGTAGACATTCGTTTATGTGTTTGTATCCAGCTTGATTTAATTGATTTTTCATTAGATTAAATCTAACAAAACTATCTTTAACAAAGAGCGATGTGAATCTCCTAATATCATAGTCAGATAGGTTATATTTTCCATAGTATAAAAGTGTTACATATTTTGTTAAAAAGTTATTAAACACTTTAAGTAATTCATATTGAGCGCTTGAACTTCCACCCTTTGCTTTAGCGATTAAATCTTGCATCTCGTCTTCACTTAACGTATAATATTGTTCCTTATAAGAGGCCATTTACTTTCCTTCCCAATTGGGTATCTTATCAGCATAAAAAAATCTAATGTCTTCATAAAAGATAACCTTTGGTATTTCAATCTCTGCAGCAAATTTTTTTCCATCAGTTGAATATTTACTAATAATAAAAGTAAGCTTACTGAATTCCTCTTCATAATATCTTTTAAATCTTTTAAGTTTTATCTTGCTTTTTTCATCTAAGTAGCCTTTTAACTCCACCCATTCAGTAGTTTTGTTTACGTAAAAATCTGGAGTATAGGCTTTTGTTCCTCTTTTAATTGGAAAAGGAAAAACAACCGGCTCAAAATCATATTTAATATTATATATCTGCAGAATCCTGGCGAAGTTTGCTTCCCAGTTAGATCTAAAACTGCCACCTAAGTCAGGTCTATAGCCCGATTTAGTATTTTTATACGCATTCCCTTTACCACTAATTTTTTTAGCGGATTCATTTTCTAATATTTCTTTATCAATGTAATCATTTTTAATTTTAGAAAAGTTAGGGTGTTTTTTTAATTTAGATCTATCCAAAAAAAACTCTTGTGGAGTTGTTATTTCTGGCTGCTTCATGATAACCTCTATGTCCTTAAGTCATAATAATATTATACTTTACAGGAAATAAAAATACAAAAAAAATTATCAACAGGTTGACAAACCACAAAATAGGAGATATAGTATCACTCATGAACACACTAAACACTATCATCAATAGCATCAATCAGAACATCAACGAGAACGTCATTGACGAACTCAGCAAGGTGGGCTTCAGCCACAAGGAGGCAACAAAGATTGTTGTCGAGAATAACTTCTCACTTGTAGAAGACAGCTTGTCTAACCCAGTTGAAGCATTCTGATCCTAACTTAAACTAAGCTTACTGGCCAGGGGTTCATCCCCTGGCCTTTATGCTTTACCCATTCTTTTTAGTCTGCTCAGCCCAGTAGCACATACTCCTGATTTACCATAGTCACAGAAGGTGCAATTTCTTTCATTTGAAGTGGGGTTAAACGAATTATCCTCTACAATTTTATTAATATTACTAAGTAGATTTACCTTTACTTGCTCTATATCTTCTGGTGAAAATGTGTGTGATTTTCTTTTACCAGATCTTAAGTAGTAAAGCTCTGCCCTAATTGTTTTATCCGGAAAAGCTGTTGATACTGCTAAGGCGTATATGCCAAGCTGAAGATTGTTTGGAAGATCCTTTTGAGTAACTTCCCATTTTCCGGGTCTTGTAGTCTATTATATTTATAGTATCTTCATCATAAAAATCTATTCTATCTATATATCCATTGATGAGATAGTTTCCTAATACAAAACTAAAACCAAATTCTTTATCATAAATATTAAAAGTATCACCAGAATGTTTATCATAAAATTCATCAAGTATTTCTGAGCCAACTTGGATTAAGTTATCTGGTATGATTCCGGTCGGATCATATGAAGAAATTTGCTTGACGTATTCACCCTGAAGCTCGTTTACATCCATCTGCTTATCGTTGTCTAGGCATTCTTCTAGGACAGAGTGTACAATGTTACCAAGTACAGCAGCATCGTTAAAGGTTCTCGGCTCTTTTTGTACATAAGAGTAGAAGTACTTTGAGGGACACATCTTATATGTATCTATTCTTGAGTAGCTAAAATCAGTTAATGATAATACCTGGAGAGGATCCAACTCTTTGATGGTCCTTACTTTAATTTTGTTCATCTTTTCCATTCGGGCTATATATCATATTTCCATTTTCATCGTATTCGCAACCAGATTCATCAATGGTATGATTATTGTATTTGTTTTTAAAAGAACCTTCACCAACTGGAATCCAGCCTGTTTTTCCTATTTCCATTTGATCATATTCATTATATGGCCAGCTCATAATCGTCTCCTATTTAAAATCTAATTGGCATTCGATAATCTCATCTATATTGATATAGTAATTTAATGCCATATATAGATCATTTAATTCTTTTTTAGAGCAATACAATCCAGCGACTCCGATTTGTAGAAAATAATTATCTACTTGTGAAGAGCCGTCACCATACTCTATTAGCTTAACATTACCTTTTATAACTCTTCCGTTTTCAGATTTCATTAATCCTCATCTACTATTGCTATAGGGTTCCATGTTGGGTCATCTAACTTCTCTCTCATGTCTCCAACGTAAGAGTCCCAGTCTCTTTCATCTTCAGTCTTTTTTACATATTTAACTTCAGCCTTAAAAGGATTACTCTTAAATTTAGTTAATATCAAGCGACCTTCTTTTGTTCTCCATCTAAGAACTCCGTTTTTACAATCGCAAAAATCATCTGGGTCTGGAAGAACCTTAAGCTTTGGATCATATCTTCCACTGCAGTCTGAGCATTTTGAATAACGACCTTTATCTTGACATCTATTGCAGCATGAGCAAAATGTCCAACAAGATCTATTTGAGGGGTTAATTACTACTTGACTTATCATATCCTATCCTAGTCCAACTATTGATCTTAAAGTTTTTTCTACTT